GCTTGACCGCACGCGCGGCGAAAAAACGCGACCGCTCAATGACATCTTAAAAGAGCAAGGCGAAAAACCTGTATATAACGCGAGAGAAAAAGGACGCGCTGACCACTTTTTTAACCTATATTTTGGGAAAAACTATGGCAGCGATGACGAACCCAAACCACTCGAAATGATGACCATGGCTTATCAATATTTATTAGCCGGTTCTGCTTACAAAAGCCATAGCGAAAAATGGAGAGTTTATCATTTGCATCACAAAGACCCTGAAGTGTTATACTTGGCATTAGGCTTATTATTGAGGTATCAGCCATGAAATATGAGTTTACTTTGAACGAGTTACCAGCTTCTCTGGATACCGATAAGGGTATTTTTACCTACGAAGATGAAGAGATAAAAAAAGTTATTGATGAGACAATCGCTGATGCGAAGTCTTGGGGGCGTTGGGGCGGTGGCACCAGTATTTACGTTGGTATTGATATCACTGACCCCTACCGCGATATTTATCAGTTTACTGCCTGTTTATATACCGCCATGGCTGGGAACCACCTGCCCAAGATTAGAGGCTCTGATACAGACAAATATTTTCCCAAAGAGCTTTATCCTTATGCGCCTTGCCTTGCCGGCTTATGCGAAGATATACCTCCAATTAATGTCTTCTTAGGCACCAAAGAAGAGTTTGAAGCCTACGGCGAAAAATTAGAAGAAATGGAAAAATTCGGCGTTGTCTTCTAACCATTAACCCTATTTATTCCCCCAGCAGCCAGCTTAAAGCTGGCTTTTTTATTGCCCTCGTTTTGAGGGCTTTTTATTTTAAGGAGCCAAAATGACTGAAACGATTCCTTACGAACGTCCCCAGTTCCTCCATTGGGAAGCCAATCCCCACGTCTCGCGCGAAATCGGCATCGCTAAAGCTGCCATTAAAGCCGGCGATGTGGTGCTTGCTACCGATGGCGTCAATTTTGAAGTGCTTAAAGACGGCACTCCACCGCCACCGTCCACCGGCGATGCGCCCAAAATCGGCTTTGCTTTGGAAGATGTGGCAGCCGGTGCGAAGTTCGCGCTCGTCGTTCGCTTTGCCGTAATTCTCATTGATAAATTAAATCATGTGACGGCGGCATCATTTGCTAAAGGTGGCGCGTTTGAATTCTACGGTAATTTTTTCCCACCCTTAAATATCATTTTGAAGAAATCCGTAGACGTGCAACGCGGCGTCAAACCCTAAGAGGTACCTCATGAATGAAATCATTTTATCGTTGCGCCTCTCGCTGACGGGGCGCGAATTTACCGGCGTCGCCTACAGCGGCACCACGTTATCTTACGGCGATAGCACCATCGGCATTGATATCAGCAGCATTCAAAAGCTGGATAAACAAGTGCCCATCTTGTTAGAGCACGACCCACAAACGCCCATCGGTTTCGGCAAACTGCGCGCGCAAGAAGGCAAGCTCATCATCGACGGCACTTTGCTGGATAACAAAAGCATTGCGCAAGAAATCATTGCCGATGCTGAAACGGGCAAAGAATGGCAGTTATCCGTATTCGTTGAAAGCGACCGCATCAGCGAGCGCAAAAGCGGCGACATGCTCAACGGGCAAGCCATTGAACAAGATAACGTGTTGGTCTTTGAAAACGCGTTGATTCGTGAAGTCAGCTTTTGCACCCTCGGCGTTGATGGCAACACGTACGTCAGCCTGTTATCGCTGAACCACAAACCCGACGACACCTTAAAAGTCGCCGAACAAAATGCCGATGAGCAAGATGAACAAAATGCTGAATATGAACGCGTTTGCGCCGAACTTTCCGCAGCGCGTGCCGAAGCTGAACAGCTCAAAAAGCAACTTAACGACCAAGCGCAATCGGCGCGCCTATCACGCTTAAAAGCGCTTGGCATCGCCGATGTAGCCGCCGCGCAACTTGCGGTTATTGAAGGTGAAACTTTTGAGGTGATGCTTGAGCAATTTGTGCTGCAACAAAAACAAACCGCGGCATTAAGCATTAATGCCTATCCCACCCCAACCCCCGAACGGGAAAACCCCATAAAATGGAGTAAATAATCATGGCAGACGTTTTAAGTAAACTCGGGCTAACTCAAGCTGAACTTGATGAAGCCGTCAACAGCAAACCCAATGTACCGTATCGTTTATTAAACAGCGGTTTATTCCAAGATAAAAATTTAACCACTACCAGCGTGATGGTTGAATTTACCGATAAAGAGCTCAAATTGATTCCGGCTAATAGCCGCGTCGGTGCGGCTAATGTTAGAGCCTACGGCAAAGGAAGCACCGTCCGGACTTTTACGCCGCCGCTGTTAAATTTAGAAACCACTATCCGCAGCGAGCAAATCCAAGATGTGCGCAAAGTGGGCACACGTGATGCGCTGCTTTCGAATGCAGAAGCGATGCAGGAAGAAATTGCAACACACCGCGAAATGCACGACCTCACCATCGAGCACCTCATGCTCGGCGCCATCAAAGGCAAAATCATTGATGCCGATGGTGAAACAGTTTTATTTGATTTGTTTAAAGAATTGGGCATCAGCGAACCGTTAACCACCATTGACGCCGCCGCTGCTGATATCGGTCAACAATTCGCGAAAACCTTGCGCATCATGAAAGACGGTTTAGCCGGCGACACCTGCACCCAAGCGCGCGTGTTATGTTCGCGTGGTTTTTTCGATAGCGTTATCGCGCATAAATCCGCGCATGAAGCCTTTGAGCGTTATCAAGAAAATGCTTTCGCGCGTAATTTGCCCGTTGATACCTTTCAATGGAACGGCTTTATTTTCGAAGTTTATCACTACGAAATCGACGGCAAACCCGTTATTGCCGACGGTGAAGCGCATGCTTATTTAGAAGGTATGCAACGCGGTTTTACCCGTTATAACGCTACCGGTACCTTAATGAGCGCTGTCAACCAAATAGCACGCCCGTTTTATATCGATATCGAAGATTTAGCGCATAAGCGCGGCATTAGTGTTTATACCGAATCCGCGCCGTTGCCCTTGTGTTTGCGTCCTAAAACCTTAATGCATTTCAAAATCTAAACCGCGCTTTAGGAGATTGCTATGTATATCACCGGCGCCGACATTATCACGCGTTTTGGTCGTGATGAATTAGCGCAAATTTTAGCCGTGCCTATCGATGATTTAAGCCCTGACCATGAGCGTTTATTAGCCGCCTGCTGCGACGCAAATGCCATCATCGACAGCTATTTAAGCCGCGCTTTAGATTTACCTTTGAAAACACTGCCGGCAGTGCTTATTGCATACGCTGCTGACATCGCCCGTTATCGTTTGCACGACGACCAAGTCGAAGATGGCACAAGCGTGCAGCGCAAACGCTATCAAGATGCCATTTTATGGCTGGAACGCGTTGCCCGTGGTGAAGTCTCACTCATCGCGCACAACGAACAACAGCAAAAAAACATTAAACCATCGCCAATGGCAGTTAGCAGCGTCAGCGGTTTAGCGGTGGTTTCGAGCCCGCCCGTTTTCACCGATGACTTGCTGGCTAAAGGGTTGGTGAAGTCGTGATTTTTGTAAGCGTTTCTGGTTTTGATGAAGCACACGAACGTTTGCGCGCACTCGTTTCACGCGGTGCCGATTTAACGCCGCTGTTAACTGAAATCGGCGAAAACGAAGTCAGCAATACTCTCTTACGTTTTGAACAAGCCCGCGCACCCGACGGCAGCAGCTGGCAAGCATTAAAACGCCCGCGTGCCCATCGCCGCGGCGGTGATGGCGGCAATCTTCCGCTTAACGACACCGGCGCCTTAAAAACCAGTATTAAAAGCCAATTGATGGGCGACAGCAGCGTGCTCATCGGCAGCGATTTAGTGTATGCGCTCACGCATCAAAGCGGACGCGATGCTATTCCTGCCCGCCCATTTTTAGGTTTAGAAGCCGATGCAGAAGCAGAAATTCTGGAGATAATTCATGCCTACTTTGCCGATTGACCCTTTAGATTTAAATAGCGCTTGGGACGCCATCGTGGCGCGCATTGCTGCTGTTGATGGAATTCGCGCCGTGCGCGGCGCGGTGGATTTAGAAAAAATCATCAACGGGCAAACCACCGGCAGCAATCATTATGCCTTTGTGACTTTTGACGGCATCGAGCTTTTGCAACCTGCCGGCAATTCAACACGCCATCAAACCGTTGATATTGCTTATCAAGTCGTTATTGCCGAACTCGATTACAGCAATGATGGCAAACCGCAACAAGCCGGCGTATTGCTCGGACGCGTACTTTCGGCGCTGATGAGCTTTGCACCTTTTACTGATGATAAACGCAGCAGTCAACGCCTGCGCGCCGTGACGCCACCGCGCGCCGTCCACCGTAATAAATACAGTCTTTATCCGCTTAAATTTATCTTAAGCCTACATATTAAAGGAGAACAATTATGAGACACCCCACCGCGCATATTCGCGAAGATGCCTTCATCGGTGAAGGCACCGTCAAATTAAAAGTGAAAGGACGCGAAGAGTTGGGCATTTTTGAACTCGGTAATGCGACCGAATTTTCGGTTGCGATGAGTTCTGAAGTGCTCGAGCGCATCTCTAAAAAACGCGGAACCTACGGACAAGTATTAAATACCGTCACATTGCCCAAAGCCGGCGAGCTTTCCATCACGATTGACACCATCAATAAAGAAACGTTTGCAATGGCACTTATGGGTTCTTTAGGCGTTGATGAGATGAAAGCTGAAACCGTCGCCGATGAAGAAATCGCTTTCAAACCAGATGTTTGGCTCAAACTGCCGCATCGTTATATCGATGGCGAGGTCGTCGTTAAAGATGCCACCGCCGCCGGCACGGTTGACCCAAAAGAAATTGAAGTAGAACCGCGGCTCGGGTTGTTCCGCGTGACGTCCGCCGGCGCTGCTGCCGCTAATATCGACGGCACCGTTAAAGTCAGCTACAAAACGGCAACGTGGACGCGCTGGGTGATTCAAGCGTTCAAATCAACGGAATTGCGCGGCGAATTGTGGCTCGATGGGAGGAACCGGATTACCGGTGAAGATGTTTTGCTGCACATGCCGCAGTTTACTTTAGCCGTTGACGGCGAATTCAATTTCTTCACCGATGAATTTAACACCATCACATTTAAAGGTCGTCCTGAAACCGCTGAGGGTTATGAAACCGCCTTTACCGTTGAGATGAAGGAATAACGATGAAGATTGAATTAAAACAAGTGGTTATTGTTGGCGGCGTCGCGCGCGCTGCCGGCAGTGTTATTGATATTGCTGAAAGCACGGCGCGCTGGTTAATCGAACAAGGCGCTGCGGTATCTAACGAAGATTTAACTGTCGCCGAACTCAAAGCGCAATTAGACGCGCGCGGCATTTCATACCGTAAAAATGCCAGCAAAACTGAATTATCCGCATTATTAACTAAATAGGAGGACGATGAACAATAAACCTTTTAAACAAGCACCTTTGCCTTTCATTGGGCAAAAACGCATGTTTTTAAACGCATTTCAAAAAGTACTCAAAGAACATATCCCGAGCGACGGCGCCGGTTGGACAATCATCGATGCATTCGGCGGCTCGGGTTTACTTTCGCATACTGCAAAACGCACCTGCCCCAAAGCGCGCGTTATTTATAACGATTTTGATGGCTATGTTGAACGCTTGCAGCATATTGAAGACACGAATCGCTTGCGCCGCATGCTTTTTGACGTTTTACAAAATCAACCGCGCGAAAAGAAAATCAAAGCACCCGTCAAAGAAGCCGTCGTGCAGATATTAGAAACGTTTAACGGCTATAAAGATATCAATTGTATTTCAAGTTGGTTGTTATTTTCTGGCAATAACGCGCAAAGTTTGCCGGCGCTTTATCAAAAAACGTTCTACCAAAATATCCGGAAAAATGATTATCCGCTGGCAGAAAATTATTTGGCAGGCTTGGAAATAACTCATGAATGCTATACGGACTTATTACCGCGCTTTTACCACGTCCCCAACTGTTTATTTGTACTCGACCCACCTTATATTTGCACTGACCAAAGCAGCTACAAAATGGACTCTTATTTCGGATTAGTTCAATTTTTGCGTTTAACCGGTTTCATTCGTCCACCTTGGATCATGTTTAGCGGCGCCAAAAGTGAATGGCTTGATTATCTTAATTTTGTGACCACGAGCGACGCCGAAGGCTGCAACCGCATGAGTGATTATCAACGCATCAATATCCAAACACGGCTCAATTACTCTTCTGTTTATGAAGACAATTTGACTTATAAATTCTCATAACCGCCGCTGGGCGGTGTTTTTATCAGGGAAAACACAATGGCAAATGATTTAAAAGTTGGCATTAAAATTGATGCCAGCGTTCGCAATTTTGAAAAAATCGAAGCAATATCAGAAACGTTAACCGGCGTAGCGCAGCAAACTGCAGCGCTACAAAACCAAACCGAAAAACTGCGCAGCGAATGGGAAAAACTCACGCCAGAACAACATGCCCAACAAATCACCGCATTAGAAAGCGCTATTGATGGCTTGGGCAAACAAACCGCCGGCGCCGTGTTGCAAAGTGATGAAATGGCGCACAGCTTTGAGCACGTAAGCGAAAAAGCGCAACAGTTACAAGCCATCGCCAAAACAAAAACGCAGCTCGGTATCGATACCGACGAACGCGCCGTTAGTAAAATTGAACAAGCTGTTGATGCCTACCGTGATTTAAAAAAGGAAGGCGGCACGGCACAAAAAGAATTAGCGCACGCTGCTGACGCGCACCGGCAAAAAATCGATGAACTGGAAAGCGCGCTGCGTAATACCAAACCCAGTTTGGGCGATATCGCCGGCGGACTTGCCAAAATTATCAGCAGCGCCGGCGGACTTTCCGTGGTCGCGCAATCCGCGATGAGCTTTGAAACAGCGATGGCAGGCGTTAAAAAAGTAGTTGATGCTACGCCCGAACAAATGCAGCAGTTATCCGGCACCATTCGTCAACTTGCCTACGAGCTCGGCATGACTGCCGAAGAGACAGCTAATATTACGGCGATGGGCGGACAATTAGGCGTGGCGTTTCAAGACTTGCCAGAATTTACCCGTCTCGCCGGCGAAATGGCAGTCGCGTTTAATATGACGGCGGAGCAAGCCGGAGACGCCGCCGCCAAATTAGCAAACGTTTATCAAATACCGCTGGAAAATGTGCGCGCGCTCGGAGATGCCATTAATACCCTCGGCAATAATACCGCTGCCACCGAAGCCGAAATCATTAATGCCACTTTGCGCATTGGCGGCACTGCCAAACAATTCGGGCTCGCTGCCGAATCTGCCGCCGCGCTTGCCGATAGTTTTATCGCCTTAGGCAAAACACCGGAAGTTGCTGGTACTGCCATCAATGCTTTGTTGAACAAACTACAAACAGCGCCGGCTGCCGGTAAAGAATTTAAAGATGCGCTCAAAAGCATCGGCTTAGAAGCTGATGCACTGGCGCAATCGATTCGCGCCAATCCCGAACAAGCGTTAATGTCGTTTATGGAAAAATTAAGTCAGCTTGATAAGCAGCAGCGCGCCATCACGCTTACTAAATTATTCGGTTTGGAATATGCCGATGATATTGCTTTAGCCGCCGGCAGCTTAGACAGCTTTCGCCACGCACTCTCATTGGTTGCAGACCAGCAAGCAACCGCAGGCGCCATGCAAGAAGAAACAAACGCGGCAATGGATACCGCAGCGAAAAAAATCGAACAAGCAAAAACTGCCATTAACAACATTGCCATCGAGCTGGGCAGCCTATTATTACCCATCATCGCCGACGTAGCATCTGCTTTTGGCGGTACCGTCAAAGAGATTTTGGCGCTTGCACAGGCACACCCGCATATTACGGAACTCGTCTCTGCGGTTGCCGGAATAAAGGTCGTGGCTTATGCCGCTGCAGAAAGTTTTAAATTATTAGGCGGCGTCGCACAAAACAGTTTTTCATTATTAGGGGCAGGGAGCGAACAAGCAAGCGCTGGATTGCACCGTTTACGCGGCGAAACAGAACAAGGCGTTGAAGGGTTTAGCAAAATGGATAAAGCAGCAAACGCTTTAAGCAAAACGCTAAACGTACTTTCTGCTGCAACGGCTGGCTTCACAACTGGCTTTTCATTCGGTAGTTGGCTTTATGAGCAATCAGAACACGTACGTGCATTCGGTGATAGTCTGGGCAAACTTGCGGCTTACACTGTAGCTATCTTTAGCGACAGCACATTTGAAGATGTCGCCACCTATTATAAAACCAGCGCGCAAGTTGCCACCGAAGAAACACAACGCCTCGCCCAAGCCAAAGAACAATTGGCGCAAAAAGCCGCAGAAGCCGCCGAAGCTGAACGGCAACACGCTGAAATGGTTGCGCAGAATCAAGCGCAAATTAATCAATTAAACGCACAAATTGAGCAGCATCAATCCTCGCTTCAAGTGCTGCGCGATGCCGGCGAGGCAAACGGCGCAACTTATGCCTATATCTCCTCGCAAATTGACGTCGCCAGACAAAAAATCATCGAGTTAACATCAGAAATTGAAGGGAAATCCATCGGTTTAGTGATGAAGACGGATTTCGAAGCGGCTAATGAAGCATTTAAAACTTTGGGCTTAAGTTTTTCCGAATTCGAAACCGGCATCAGCGATAAAGCCAAGCAATCATTAGAAGCATTCGGAACGGTGGCAGTGATTGCTGAGGGCAACGTGGCGCAATTAGCGCGTGCTTATGAAGCGGCACGTCAAAACATGGGCGACAGTAGCGCCGCGCAGGAGCAGTTAAACCAAAAATTGATGTCAGCGGTTGACGGCAATCAGGAGCTTTATCACGCCGTGCTTCAAACCGCACAAGCGCAAGAGCTCGCTAAACGCGCAGCCGATGAACAAAGCGCAGCACTGCAAGCTTTGGGTTTAAATATGGACGATATCGCCAATCGTACCTCTTCCGGCGTGCAAAAAATGTTGGCGCACTGGAAAACCGGTATGGAAGCATTGAAAGCATCGGGCAAACAAAGCGCTGAAGCCGTGCGACTGGCTTTTGACAATATGCTTAAAAGCTTGCATACCACCGAAGATTTCAAAGCGTTTTCCGATGCGCTTAAAGAAACCGGTACCGCCGGCGCACTTACTGCCGAACAACTCGCTCAACTGCGCGCTGGCATCAACGGCGGCGCGAACGCAGCACAAGCAGCAGCGCAAGCTAACGCGGCACATACGCAATCGCTATCTGCCAATACCAGCGAAGTGCTCGCCAATAAAGCCGCTATCGAACAAAAAACACAAGCGCTTAAAGAAAGCGCCAACGCCGCTAAAGAAGCCAGCACTGCTGAAGCAAAAGTCGAATCTCAAAGCGAAAAAACGCGTAAAACTATTACCCTTGCCGCGCCAGCCTATTACACCGAAGCGCGCAAACGTATCGAAGCGATGAGAGAACTGGGAGCGACCAGTGAAGAAGTTGAAAATGCTCTGCAAAGCTTTTGGCAAAAAACGCGCTTTAATTTTGGTGTAAGCAACGTTAACGAAGTTGCCACGTCCCTTGTCAGCGCGATGAAAGCCGCAGCCTCGGCGCGGGCGCGAATCGATGAAATGACGGAATCACTACGCAACGGTTCTTTTAGTGCTCAAGATATTTCCGAAGCAATGGGCAAATTACATATTTCCTCTTTGGATTCGGTCGATAGCGTGCAAAATTTGGGTGATAGCCGTTTAAATAATTTACGCGATGCGCTCAAAGAAGCACGCAACCACATGCGCGCGTTATCCGAAGAAGCGCGCGACACTGCCGACAGTTTGGAAGCTGATTTGGCGCGACTGCGCGGTGATGATTCGCTTGCCAAACAAATTGAAGAAACTAAAAAATTAAAAGAATTAGAAGCAAAGCGCGCTGCGGCACAAAAAGCCGGCAATAAAGAAGCTGCTAAAGAATTTGAGCGTGCCTTGATTTTACAAAAACAGATTTTTGCCGAAGAACAACGCCAAGCTGAAGTGCGTGCTGCTGAAGCGCAAAAGAAAGCGGCTGAACGTCAAGCCGCCGATGCCCAACGTAAACAAAATAAAGCCGAACACATCGCTCAAAATCGTACGCCGGATAATCGCATGGCTGACGATGCGCGCACGCCACAAGTTGATATGAATAAACCGGCGGTAACATTGGTTGGTTCTGCCCCCACGGCTGAAGCGCTTGCCGATATTTGGAACGCTAAAATCGCCGCCGCGGAAGAGCGCGGCGCGCAGCGCGGCAAAGAAGAATTCGCCAAAGAGCTTTATAACGCAGCTAAAAGAAGACCATTATGAATGATTACTGGCAACTCACCCGTAAAGACACGCAGGCATGGTTACAGTTTGACCAAGACATGCGCTGGATAGATGAATTTGACTGGTCAAACATCGCGCAATCTAATCCCGTGCGCACATTATCCGGCGCGCAAGTAATTCAACAAGGCACTAAATACAGCGGACGCCCGATTACGCTCGCCGGCGACTGGGTATGGATTCGGCGCGCGCAACTGCAAACAATGCAGGATTGGACGACGACGCCGGAGCTGGAAATGATGCTGACGCATTACGATGGACGCGTTTTTAACGTCACCTTTCGCTTGCATGAAAACGCTTTTGAGGCAACGCCCGTCGTCTACCGCACACCAGAAGAAGACGGCGATTTTTACACCATCAAAATTAATCTTATGACCATTTGAGGCACGATATGGAACGAAAAACCGCGCTGACGCGTCAAGATTTGCAAATTTATTTAACCGAACGCTTAACCGATGCTGACGACGGCGGCGGTTTGATGACGAAAACCGCGCTTACCGATGAAGAAAATCAGCTTTTTAATCCCATTTCGGACGTCGCGAGAACCATGGGCGCTTTTCATGCGCGTTCTGTGCACGCTGCCGTGCGACGCCCTGATGATACGCCGCTGGGCGGTGCTTATGTGATTTTAAGCGAGCCGCCGAAAACGCAAAACGTCAGTTATTTATTGTTTCGCGGCATTAAATATGGCGAAGAGCGCCGCGATATTGTCCCAAGAATTGAAGCTTATTCAGTTGGCACTATTGAATCCCGTATGACTTTATTATCCGTACAATCACGCGGCAGCCGCGTTATACAAGCTTATCAACGCCAAGGTGAGCCGTTGCCGCTGATTGGCGATGTTTATTGTTTGCGGCAGGACAAAAAAGGTTATGCGCAATATGAACAATATATTCAAGTGATTAAAGTATCCAGCGAAGACCGCACCTTCACCGACCCGACCGGTAAAGATTTTGTGCGCACTGTGGTAAAAATGGAAACATCAACAGCGCTTGAGCAAGACATGCTCGGCATTGATTATCCCGTGCTCGGCTACGGCGATGCACCGTGCAAAATCCGCGAAACCCACGTCGCCGATTCAGCGCAGTATTACGGCGTTAAAGCATTGAGCGCTGATGCAGTTTCCGGCGCGATGAAAATCCGCGTGCCGTCGTTGATGGAAAAACTAGTGCCGACGTCGCAAGTTGAAACGTCATTAGTTGACTTAACCGCGGCAGGGCAACGGCAAGTATTAGTGGATAATGCGATTAAAGGCGACGATGGATTTATCACGCAAACCTTGCGCCTGCGAACCTTAAATATCGATGAGGTTATTCATTTAGGGCGCGCCATTGTGCCGGATTCTTTGACGATTAAAGGCAATATCACTGCAAATGATGTTGGCGGCACATTAGTCAACGCATCAAGCCAAGAATCCATTGGCACCGTTGATTATGCGCGCGGTGAAATTCGGTTTTCGGTTTATACGTCCGGCATCAGCACGGTTTCATTTCGTCCTGCGGTTTCCGAGTTGAAAGTATCTGATACCACCAAAATTGATATCAGTATTAATAACCGTAGTTATAACTATGTGTTAGCGATTAATCCGATTCCAGCGCCGGCGAGTTTACTGGTTTCATATCGCGCGCAAGGGCGTTGGTATGATTTATATGATGACGGTTCTGGCGCGTTGCGCGGCTTTAGCGCGGCACACGGCAGCGGCGCGTTAAATTATGCTAGCGGTACTGTTACGCTGACCTGCGGCGAATTGCCCGACGTTGGTTCATCTATTTTATTTGCTTGGTGCACGCCGGCGCAGTATAAAAACAGAAGCAGCGAAACGCCGAAAGTAAGCATCGTGCTGGTATTAAATCAAACCGCAGATCCGGCAACGCTGAAATTGACGTGGAACACATATCAAGCAAGTTGTGACGCCGCCGGCAAAATCACCGGTAACGCAACAGGTTATTATGACGCGCGCACAAAAACGATAAAACTCGATAGCGCAAGTTATATGCTGGGGCAAAAAGTCACGCTCACTTATTCAAAATTCGAAGAGGCGGATAAAGTGCAGCAAGAGCATAAAGCGCCGCTACGCAATGGCGCCGGCGAAATTGTGCTCGACTTAGGCGATAAACCAATAGCACCCAATACTGTGCGCCTGAAATACAATTTATTGATTGAAGATTTTCAACAGCAAACATACGGCGAAATTTATTTAAAACGCATTGACCCGTATAAAGTATTGCGCGATAACGGCGCCGGCGTACTCATCGATGAAAATAATGTGCCATTCGGTACGATTGATTACGACGCGCGCAAACTCACTTTTAAACCGGAGACCACCGTTAAAATTCCCAAAGCGCAATATATGACTTATAAATCGGGTACTGAAATCGTTCGCAAATCGCAAAGCGATCCAGATAAGCATGAAGTGCGCGATGTGTTTCGTAATTTCTTCACCGGTTTTGAGTATCAAAGCGTTGGCGCTTTTATGCCATTCGGCGATGATGGCGTGGTTGAAGTGTGGTTTACGCCCAAAACCGTCACCAATACGTTTGAAGAAATCAATACTGAGCGCTTTTTAGAAATTGAACTCGCGCCCAATTTAGCAGAACGCATCGTCACCGGCAGCGTTCATCTTAAAGTCGGCAATAAATTTCATTTTGACCGCGCCGGCGCGATGTATACCGATTTAGATACTTCAACCGGCTATGCGCGCAAAGTCGGCACCATTGATTACCAAAACGGCGTGATTCGTTTATCAGAATTTACCGATATCAACGCGCGCATCGTTGCGCTTTCAACGACAATTGACAGTAATCCGGTTGATGCCGCTACTTTCCGCACCCCATCTTCGCCCATTCGCGCCGGCAGTTTGCAAATCCGCGCGACCACCGCAACCGGCGAACAATTAAGCGCCATTGCACAACTCGACGGCAGCATCAATGATAATAAAATTACCGGCACGGTTGACGTTGAAAGCGGTGTCGCCGCGGTTAAATTCGGTGAATTAGTCAATGCCGCCGGCAATGAAAATGAACCGTGGTATCAGGCAGAAGCCGTTGTTGATGGCAAAATATTTAAACCGGCGCACGTGCTCGCCGAAACCATTACTTATAACGCCGTGGCGTATACGTATTTACCGCTTGATACTGCTGTAATCGGCATTGATGCGGTGCGTTTGCCGCAAGACGGACGCGTGCCGATTTTCCGCCGCGGCGATATGATTGTTATCGGTAACCGTATTATTGAAGATATCGGCAGCGCGCATACGGCAAAAGGCGTTGTGTCATTATCGCGCGGTGATTTAGACGGGCTTTGTGTTTTCGATAACGCCGGCAAATCCGTTGATGCTCATTTGTATGATTATGACTTAACCGCGGGCACGCTGACGTGGTCGGAACCGCTTGATTTATCAGCTTATCAAATGCCGCTCAAAGTCAAACATGGGCAAGAAGAAGAAAACCGTATTATCAGCGTGGATATTGATGGCACGTTAACGCTGCAATTTCCGCTGCGCCGCGCTTATCCTGCAAACAGCACCTTTGTTTCTTCCGCGCTCATCGGCGGCGATTTGCAAGTGCGCGTGACGGCGCCATTCGGGCAAAAAGCATTTGATAATATTTGGTCAGATGAACGCCGCGGCGATGATATCAGAAGCCGATTAAACGTTACGGATTTCCCCTTTGTTTTAACAGACGACGGCACAACAACTGACCGCTGGGCGATTGTTTGGCGCGATGCCATGCAATTTGATTTATACAGTGAGGCACTCGGTTTCGTCGGTCGTTATGACACGTTAACGGATTTAGCACCGATTAATCCTGCCACCAATAAACCGTATTTCACGTTACCGCTCGGCGCCTTTGGTATCCGAAGCGGCGTTTCCGGTTGGGCTGCCGGCGAAACCGTCCGCTTTAATACGTTTGGCACGCACATCGGCGTCTGGATTTTGCGCGCAGTGCAACCGTCATCTGAAAAACAAAGCGCCAGCGATGGCTTTACGATTTGCCTGCGTGGCAACACCACGGAGCTTTAAGATGAATCAATACTATCGAACAGAACCGGTGAACGTTTATCGTTTTGATGATGAAGATGCACCGCCGCTGAATGGTAATCCCGATTCGCTTTTAACGATTTTAAAAGCCTGTTTAGTCACTGGTTACGGCAAGCAAAAACCGCTTGGGTTTTCACTTGCTTTTGAAGATGAGCACGTGAAAGTATTCTGCCCAAAACCGCGCGGTTTAGAACCGCAGTGGTTTTTACGCGCCAGCGATGACAACGGCGCCTCAGCCAGATTACAAATTTATCTTGACATGACGGGGATTAATGACGGGCGCATCATGTGCGCGCCGCAAACACCTTATAAATATTCAAATAAAAACCGCACGGGCGAGTGGTTATTGGTTGGCAGCAGCCGTGGTTTTGTTTTTTTTGCGGTTTGCGGTTATACCGACGCCATCAACAAAGGCAGCTTTTGCGTCTGCGGCGACAGCAGCAAAAATGCAAAAGGCGAGCGCGCCGTTTATTTACACCACACCGGCGGCAGCTGGTCTGATTCAGATATTTACGGTATACGTCCGCCCACTTTTGATACGAGTACGCATATTGCCGGCTGTTTAGCGCGCGTTGACCAAAACAATAATTTTGTTGTGCGCAACGTTTATGCTTCGTGTGCGCTGGGCGCTGGTTTAGAGACCGTAGAAACGCATCTCGCACCGCTTTATGTTGCTGATAGCGAAAGCGTTTATTTAATCGCCGGCGTTTATTTATCGTCAAATACGCATGCAGCAAACAGTTATGACACCGTAAAACACGATGACGCGCAATTCATTGTGCACGCAAGTTCCGGCAGAGAGCGATGTCACGAACAGCTTTATGTACGTACTGATTTTTGGTATTACTAACATGATTTTATCGGATAAACATTATATTCCGCACGACACTGGGTTCATCGGCGGCACGCTCGGCGGTATTGTGACTGTTGCGCATATGCCGGCTGTGCAACCTGTTTTTTTGTTAGACAGCAAAACGCTGCAGATTGTCGCGCAAACGTACTCAAACCAAAACGGGCATTATTGTTTTACTTGTTTGCCGGCTGATAAATGTTATACGCTCTTTGCGCGCGACCGTTTCAAACGCTCAAGCTTGCGTCCGCCAGTTTGGGATTACATAACGCCGGTAAACAACATTACTTTACGCGAGCAATACGATTTTTTAAAAGCATACGATGAACAAGTATGATAATCAGCAGTTGCTTTAGTGCGCGAAACAGCGGCGCGGTCAACGTAAAACACTGCGCAACGCATCATGCAAAACCAGCGCCGGCGGTACATTGCGCGCCGGTGCGACATCATTCACCCGTCACGATTGCGCGCTGTTATTCTTATCAAGTCACGCCATTTTTACGCATCGCGTCCTGCGCCAGCGATAAAACGCAATTAGCCGCACCGGTTAAACGATGCCAGCCGGTTTTATTCGCGTTTTTCCCGTCGCTGAAAAACTGTTTTACCGCTGCATTCCCTGACGGCATCTCATTAAAAAATTGTATTGCTACGCCGATACTGCCGCCGGCAGCATTTAAAAACTGCATTGCCGCGCGCAGCAGCACGATGATATTTTTGCGCAATTGCAGTGCATCAGAATTTGCCGGTTATTCGCTCAAAAATTGCCGCGGTGTACGTTATCAAAAAGCCGTGCGTCCGCCTTGTTTGTTTTTCCCCGTACCACTGCCGCCACCACCGCCGCCGGAAGAAGCGCGCGATTTTTGTCGCCTGCTGCCGCCGGCATCACAATTGCCGCTGCATTTTTGGCAACAACCGCTCATCAGTGACACCGACGTTTTACCGCTGCCGTTTGCCTGCTGGGATAAACCGCTGTTCCCGTTCATTATTCCTGACCTTAAAACTTATATGATTCATAACACAATTAACGCTACTTTTGAAAATGAACCGCTGCATTTATTATCGCTGCGCCTGCAAACGGATATCAGCGCGTTTTGTTGGCAAGCCAGTTTTGATATCAGCGCCGATGATTTTGCCCGTTTGAATATTGATGGGCGCAAAAAAGGCGATGAAGCGGTGGTGTCTATTTTTATCAATCGTGAACGCTTTGATGTGATTGCTGAAGATTACAGCGATAATCGCCGCTTTATCGGCAATTCATATACGATTACAGGGCGCAGTATTACTGCGAGACTCGGCGCCGATTATGCCGCCGGCAAACACATGATTTATCAAGAAGCGCGTTATGCGCGACAAATCGCCGATGAACAATTGTATTTATTACCTTATGCAATTGCGGCGTGGGAATGCGTTGATTGGTTAATTCAAGGCAATCACTATGCGGTTAACGGGCAAACGCCGATTGCTGTTATTGCCGATATTGCATCAGCCGCCGGCGCTTTTGTCAGCAGTCACCCGTATTTACAGGAATTAAGCGTCAAACCGATTTGGCAAAAGGCGGCATGGGAAAATGTGCCGCCCAAACATACCGTTCCTGCTTCATTAATTTACAGCATCAGCGGTCGCAGAACGATTAAAGTACGCGCCAATGCCGTGCGCGTTGTCGGCAGCGGCATCAGTGCGCGCGGTTTTTTAGTCTATCGTGAAGCCAGTAATCAAATTCCGGAAGCCGCGGTTTTAAATCATGTGTTATATACTGAAGAGGCGGTCGCGCGTGCCGCCGGCATTCATGCTTTATCCGAAACCGGTATTCATAAAACCGAAACGGTGACCTTGCCGGTTGCCGATAAATATCAATTGCCGCGCGCCGAACTTGGCGATGTGTGGGCATTCAATGAAAACGGCGAGCAATTTCAAGGCGTGGTAAAAAGCGTTACGCTTACCGTTTCTCTTGAAAATGACGCGCCGGTGGTGACGCAAACTTTAGATGTTGACCGTTATCTCGATTTTTAGGTGTTTCCGTGGATATTTTAAAGCAGTTCAATGATTTAATTGCGCCGAAAAAACAACAAGCAGCGCGAGTTATCGCGCAAAAAGGCGCTGATGCGTGGGTTGCAGAAACGCCGGCGGGGTTAATTGTTGTTATCACCGGCACGACGCAAGTCGGTCAGCATGTTTATTATGATGATTATACGAAGCGCATCATCGGACAAGCGCCGGCGGTTGCTTGGACGGGTATTCCCGTGTAATTATTTAATGTATTTTATTGCATTTTTTTTCGCTGCATTGCTTCGTAAAAGCCCCACGCGAGACAGCGTTCAAAATCGGCGAGGTCAATATCGACAAGCAGCGGATTAATTATTAAAACTGCGATAAACGGGTTCTCCGGCGGAGCACCTTCGCCACCAACTATCGACCAACATTCTTTCGCAGTTCGGCTATGTAAGCAAACTGTAAAACGAATAACGTTATCAGAATATACTGCACCTCTTTTCCGCATACTTATCATAAAGTCAGCCATTTTGTTATAGCTTTTTATCAGATAGCACGAGTAATCATCATAAATATTAATAGTTTCACCGTTTTGCATGCGCTCAAACCAATCAATCATTGTTTCGATGACGCTATCTCTGACTTCATCGCGCGTGCTGATGTAAGTATGACCGGTGTTTACCGTAACGTGCTTAAAGTACTTCATATTTTACCTGCAAAAAATCAAGTTGCTGCTTCATAATATTAAATGGTTCTGTTTCTGCTTCGATTAACGTGCAGTCTTTTTCATGCTTAACGCATGCTAAGCCCGTTGTTCCGCTGCCGGCAAACATATCGCAAACTGTTGATACATTGAACGCGCCGATGATGTCATCAATCATTTGCTGATTTTTCTGATATCTGTAAACAATATCGCGTTTCGGCGCATCAAAAAACGTCGGATAATAATGCGTTTTAGTGTCGCTATATTGATCCGCGCGCGCAACTAGTCGTCTATCAAACGCTGATTTAACGCCGTGTTTTTTAAAATAAAAAATGTTGTTATGTAGATAATGCGGCATCGCATAGCTTCTTGATTCTTTCGGTTTACTTCTATTTGCGACTAAATCAAAACAAAAATCCATATCTAATTTTGGATAAAGTTCTAACACTTGACGCATTGATGCTATTAACACTAGATGCTCAAACTGATAGTTGCTTAAAATTTTATGCAACTTGCCTGCGCCCATATCAAACGGCGGGTCAGTGAAAATCATCTCAAAGCTGCCGCCGCGGTTTTCTGATTTATCATTGATTAATGTTATCATTTATGTGCCCCGTATATTTTCGCGGCAACCGCAGCCGGATTATTTTCAAAATTGCGCGGCATGCTTTTTATATAAAAGCTCTCGCTTTGCAAAACATAATCATTATTTTTATAAAAGTTATTATATTGTTCCGGTGTTAGTTGCTTGCGTAGTTCTGTTTGCAACAAACAATACAATTGCGCGCAGCGCCTGCCTACAAGCGAGTCATCAAATTTTGGTGAAAAATTAAAGTATTCTTTACGCGCGCGTTCTGCTTCTTTGCGCTCTTGTTCTTCTATTAATTTCTGTTGCTCTCGCGCTGCGATTTTTTTGCGCTCGAGCTCAACCTCTTTCGCAGTGTAAAAAAATAGTTCGATACCCTCGCCGCGCCCCTCGTGCCGCATTGATAAATCATTGAATTCACCACAATACGGGCAATGCGTCAACGTTGCTTTGAAAAATGTGTCGCAATAGCAGCAAATAGTTAAATCGCGGCGGCGGATTTCGCCCTGTTTTTTATTCCAATCAACATTGTCAGATGGCAAGCCGTGCTGAGCGACGGCGTGACCGCAAACGTCAATAATCAGCGCTTGCTTATTTTCGCGCGGTCTAAGCACACGCCCACACAGCTGACGATATAGCCCGAAACTATTTACTTTTCTGTTAATAATCAGTACGTCAGCATCTGGCACGTCGAAACCTTCATTAATCATATCAACCGCGACTAAAATTTGAACGTTCTTATTATCAAATTCATCTAATATTTTTTCGATATCGTACTGCGGCATTTTGCTATGAATAACCGCGGAAGAATATCCTGCTTTTGCGAGCTCATCTACTGAATAAATTGCGTTATCAATTCTCGGCTCAATAAGTATTGTTTGTTTTTTCTTGCAATATTTCCGCGCGACGTCGATTATTTCGGCGCCGCGGTCTCCTGCTTCTATGTCAGCGTCGCCGACCCATATTTCTATGTCAACGCCATTATCATAAATCACTTCACGGTCTTCTATTTTGTAATAGATGCATCGATATTGCGCTAAATATCCCTCGGCAATTAATCGTTCAGTACCATTTTCCTCATACCCTTCTGCCTGTATGATTTTGTCAAAAAAACCGCCGTACTGTTTGAGCATCGGCTGCCCGTCGCCGCGGCACGGCGTCGCGGTAAAACCAACGCAACGCACATTTAAACTGTCAGCGATATAAAACCATTTGTTATCCTCAGCGACGTGGTGCGCTTCATCAATTAATATTATCTTTGTGTTGTCATCTAACCCTTTGCCGCCGCGCTTTATTCTGCTGTTAATCGTATCAATCGATACAAGATAAATGCTCGCCGCCGGATTAATAAAATGCCTGCCTACTTTTGCAACGTTGTTTCGTGCGCATATTTTTTTAGTACTATTCGCGCCGATGATGCGGTGCTCTAATCCGCACATTGCGAGCTTTTCGCTCGCTTGTTTTATTAAGATATTGCGATGGCAAATAATCGCGGCGTGCTCATAATATTCTGCGAGCTTCGCAATTATTGGCGTTTTGCCGGCGCCAGTGTCTAATTGAACTAAATCGTCATCGCTTGAATTAATTACTTTGTCAAAGATTGACTGCTGATAGCTTCGTAAATTCATTCCGTCACCATTGTTATAAAGCCGCCGCACAGGCGGCTTTAGTCATTCTTAAATCTCTACGCCTAATTTATCAATCGCTGCCTGGCGAATTTTTACTTGCTCGTCGTAGCCTTCGTTACCCTCACCGATTTCATTTGCTTTTCGTGTCGCAACAATGAGCGTTTTTATTGCTTGCTCTTTTACTGCAGTTGATATGTCTCGCGTTTCAATCCAAAATTTTGAATGTTGCGCACATGATGCAGATTTCAAAAATAAATAGACGTCCTCATCAGCGCTTGCGTTTTCTAAAAATTTCCGACGAATATCTTCCGCCCATTTTTTTTGCTTCAATGTGCCTTTAAGCGCTGTTAAACCCAGCAGTTTCGCTGTTTGACGCCGCTCCGCCGTTTCTTTAATCACTTTTTTTCTATACGCTTCACGACGTTCTTCATACGTCAATGAATAAAAATATGAGTTATAACGGCTACGCAAATTATAATCATCTTCACAGTCTCGTATTGCACATAGCACGTCTCTTATAACTTTAAGTAATACGTCATCATCATCTAAATCATAGAGTTCTAAGCCAAGCTCGCCTGCTTTCACTCTAATGAATTCTCGTACATTTTCCAAATCAATTTTTCCGCTATCAACCATTTCTTCAACGTCGCTATCGTAGAAACTTCGCAAAGATTCATCAGATTGCATAAAATCGTAAACTTCTGTTACGAGCGGCATCGCGGCGATGAGCAATTTAATCGCTGTTACGTATGTTGTCTCATCGAAGCCTTCTATAATTCGGACTAATGCATGTGAAGCGTGGTAGCTAAGTTCTTCATTTAATATGTCGTTTGATGTGTCAATGGCGAGCTGTTTAACCATCGCGATTAATTCTTCAGCTTCCGCGGCGGTGCTCATTTTATGCCTGATTACGTTCTCATCTTCCTGCCGTTTAATAAAAACACTGTCGCCGTCGTACTCAACGATTACTGTTAATTCTCTGTCGCCTGCAAAATAAACGCTTATTAATTGCACAAAGCTCGAAATTTTCGGCGCGTCGTTTGAGCGCGTATCAATTTTGATATAGCCGCGTCTATAGTACTGTTTAGCTTCTAATTTGATGTCTTCAATTTTGTATGTTTTTTTAACTGTTTCTGTTGTCATTTTGCTTTTCCTTTTTTTGCGTTTTTGTTTTGATGTGCGTATTTTAAACATTATGTTTAAAATGTCAACGCTTTTTAAAAGTTTTTATTACTAAAATTCACGGCGCAAAAAAGCCAGCGCGTGGCTGGCTCGTGTTCTTTGCTTGCGATGGTTATGTATTGCGTTCCATGTAATTTGCTAGTATTTTATGGAATTGCGAAAGCATAGCGACGTAGTCATAATTTAAATACCATGAATTGATACGTCTTTCTTTATCTATTACGTCTTCAATAACATTAAATGCCCTCTTCGCCGCCTCGCCGGCTATGTCGCTGAACAGCTTGCCGAAAACTTCCGGCGACAAAGACACGGCTCTAACCCGTTTGCTGTATTCCTCGTGACGCGCGTCTGGTCTATCATTTGTCGCTGATTCGATAATGCAGCGATATAATTCTTTTGCAGTCGCCCGACCTAATCTGAAGACCTCGACTAATACGAACTTCTCAAAAGAGTCCCGTATAGGAAATGTGCTTTCGTCGTGTTTGTAGTCGTCGCCGAAAAATTTGCGCATAAAATCATCTTCAAATGTTATATCGTAATATGTCCCCTCGCGGCAGTTACTGAAAGACCAGTAAGTGACTTCACGTGTCGTGACATCGAACGGCGAGCGTATAATTTCACCGTTATCTTCGTGCTCAATCGCATAGCTAATATTGCCCGCGCATACTTTCCGATTATCTTCCTCGCCAGACATGTAAAGATAAGCGCCGTGGTCGTCAGTTATAACTACTTTAAATTTAGAAAAATCTTTCTCAGTTTTGATAATAGTTTCTGTTGTCATGTTACTTTCCCTTTTTAGTTTGTTTATATGCCGCGCGTCTCGCTTTCAACGATTTTGCACCAGCTCAATAAGTCATTTGTCGCGTCGTAAATTTCTTCGTAAGAGTACATAGCTATTCCCTTAAATTTTTTCGTTATGCAGCTGCATCACCGCTTCACGCACTTCATGCTCTAATTCTGCTGACAATTCTGGAATCGGCATCGGATAACCGTAAGCAAGAATGATAAACGCATCGACAACCGGTTCTAGCCATACCAAATCACGCCCGATGCGCCGCGGCGGCGGTAAACAACCGCCTGCCAATAAATCATGAAATTTCGTTCTTTTAACGCCAAGTCGCCGTGCGAATTCTTGGCGTGTGATATTTCTAATCATTGTGTTCACCGCCGGCGTTAAAACGGAACATTGTCGTCGACGAAATCGTCGCCGTCGCTTTCGCGCGCGTATTGATTCGCATAATTGCGCGCATTTTGTTTGCGCTGCGGTTTTTGTTGCGGTGCTCTATTGTTGCTTTGCACAGTACCCAGCATTTGCATTTCGTTGACGATGATTTCAGTGGTGTAGCGCTCAACGCCGCTTTGGTCTTGCCATTTGCGCGTTTCTAATCGCCCTTCAATATATAATTTGCTGCCTTTTCTGACGTATTGCCCGATGATTTCCGCGATGCGCCGATAAGCAACACAACGATGCCATTCTGTTTTTTCGCGTTTTTCGCCGGATTGTCGGTCGTTCCAACTCATGCTGGTTGCCAATGAAAAATTTGCCACTTGCTCGCCGTTGGTCATCACGCGCATATCAGGGTCTTTCCCCACATTGCCAATCAAAATTACTTTATTGATGCCTGCCATCATTGACTCCGATTAACCAATTTTCCAAAAAATGCTTTCTTTTTTCCGATACTTATCTAATTCAACGCCGGCGAGTTCTGGTATCTTGCTATAATCAACGGCACCTTTTCGCGTTACTTTTGTGCACGTCACGCCGCCGCCGGCGATTTTCTCGCGTCCAGTTTGTTCCGCTAACGCTTCAAGCTGCTTTTTCAAAAGCGTTTCGCGCTCTGATAATTCCGCAATTTGCTCACGAATGAGCAGCAACTCTTGCGCGTAATCATTCCAGCCTTCCGGCGCGTCTTCACTGTACGCTGCCAAATCACGCTCAAAAGCTGCCCAGCCATCGCGAATGCGCGCGAACCAAACGTTATCAGGCAATACTTCTACCGTTGCCATCACCGCCGCCGTGCCGTCGGAAACGGTGAACAAACATTTTTGAGCACCGGAGACTAAAAGCTGCTGTTGAATTTGCGCCAAATCATAATCTGCAACCGCACCGGCACGCGCTAACTCCAAGCGATTTTGCGCGCGTTTGCTGCCCGTGAAATGCTTATGCTCCCAAAGCGTTTCGCCGTCTAACGTTATGCCGTCATAACTTGCCGCGAGTTTTGTGCCGTCCAAAACTTCAACAACCGGCGCCAGTGCAATACCATATTGCTCTTCGATAATAGCGCGGGCGCTGTCTTCTGCTGCGTGCCCGTCGGCGAATATTTGACGTGTAAATGCATTTAACAATTCTTTGTAACCGTATTTCTTCTCTGATAAAACTGATTCTTTGCTGCGGTATGCGCCCTCGATTTCTAAAATTGCAGCAGCATCTGAGGCGGTAAAATGCTGATTCCGAAACGCTTTCCATTGTTCGCTACCTTGCTGCACGTCAATAATCATTGCAAACACTCCGCGCGCATTATTTGAATTTGCTCATTCGTTAACACCCAATTTTTCGCCGCCGCGCGTTTTGTTACCAGCGCGATGACGGCATCAAAATCAACGCCTTTTGCCACTTGATTTTTTAGATAAACTTTCAATTCTTGGAATTCTTTTTCCGGCACCGCTATTTTTGCCGCTTGTTTTTTGCTTGCCGCTTTTGTTTGCGGCGCGTCGTCGGCGTCTGGGTCACTTTCGCCTTCGATGCCGAACAAACCGCAAAGCGCATATTTACGCGCATACGATGAAGCCGCGCCGGTAATCTGCGCTGGGTCACTGCCTTTTTTCTCTTGCACTTCACGCGCGCAGGCGGTCACAATAATTTGCTCTTCGGGCTTTTCCGCATTTACTAACGTCGCTGTTGCTTCAACGTAATGACGACCGTCAATAAATAAAATCTTGTCGCTCATGAATAAATAGATGCCCAAGCTTTCAAGAATTGGTTTAATTGCCGCGAGAATGGTTTCTAAAGACCGGTATTTAAAGCCGGCGAATTTATTATCTAAATCCTTTTTTACCACTAATTTTGTTTGTGCTTCTGCCAGTTTTTGATAAATATTCATGATTCTGTCCTCAAATTATGATTAATTAATCAGCAAGATAAAAATAAATTTCAAGGTCGCCGTGTTCGCTAATGTGCACTTTCAGCTGAACTTGTTCGCTGATGCTCACAATTTCGAAATTCGGCGTTCCAATTTCATAACCAACGGTTGCAGCGAGTGTTCTTTCGCCTAAGCTGCCGCCGACGAGAACATAAATATCAATGAGTTGGCAGCGGTTTTCCGGTTTGTATTGCGCGCAAACAAACTGCAAGACATCTGTTTCGTTTTGCGTTTGCGGAAAGAATTCGTTGAATTTGATTTGAAAATAAGATGCGATTTCTATTTCATCTTTACGGTTATTAATAGAATTTGCGTACATTATTTATCTCCTCTGCGAGCGAATAACGCGCGGCAGGCGGCTTCTTCACCGTCAGCGCAGTAATCGGCAAGTTGTTGATAGGTCGGACGCGGCGCGCTATTTACTTCATAAAGCGCGGCATAGATAGCACTACGTGTGCAAGCGAATATATTTAAAAAGAGAAAAACACACAGAAAAATATTTGTGAGTAACCTATTGTTTTTTGTGAAGAATGTTGCCATTTTTTGCTCCGTATTCGTCGTTTGAATAGCACTCATGTTAAACGTTATGTTTAATAAATGCAACATTTTTAATTATTATTTTGTGTAAATTACGTTATGCTATGTTTTTATTACATAAAAAAACCGCCGAAATGGCGGTATTCACTCAAAATTTAAACAGTATGGGCAGAATATCAATTCATTTTTTCTTTTGTAATTTGCAGGCTTTGGCGATATTCAACGGCTTCTGCGGCTAATGTCCATTGCGCTTGTATTTTTTCCTCTTCTAAATAACGTTTAATTTCGTTTAGCGGCAGGCGGAAAAACTCTTTACGTTTGTTTACTTTATTCACAGCATAATCAGCAAAACGCTCATGCAAAGAGCTTTCAAGCGCTGGCGCATCAGCGCTATAAATCATGGCATGGACGTCGAAAGAAAATGGAACAGAAGCATCGCCAAGCTCTCTAACGCGGTCGAGCGGTTCAAGCCGTCGTGTCATACCAATTTTATAAACATCTTTCCCGAAACTTCCAATATTGCTGATGATATAAACGTGTCCGCTGCGTGTTTGTTGCGCCATCGATAGCGCTCTCTTTCCTTTAGTTTCGGCTTCTGCGAGTTTTGCTTGTAGGTTTTTTAATTGCGCTTCGTATTGCGCTTTTTGCTCCTCATTTGCCGCAAGCATTTCTTTTTGTAAGCGTTCAACCGCTTGTTTGGCAATAAGTTCTTCTCTTTCCGCTTCGCGTAGTGCGCGTTCAATTTCTTTTTGCGCTTGTGCGTCTTCACGCATTTTTTCTTTGATTGCGCGTTGCTCTTCAGCTTCCAATTCTTTAGCAGCTTGATATTGATAATATAATTTGCATTCTTTCATTTTTAACATGACGTATTGCGGCGTTAAACCAATTTCTAAAGAAACCAGCATTTTTTCTAAACTTTCAGCAAGTTGTTCAATCCGCGTCATTGTTGTTTCGTAGTTTCTGCTGTTTAGTTTTGCAAGAAGATAATCACATTCAGAGTTAAAACTGCGTACTAAAAGTTTTCCTTGCGCAGTCGCAACTTTTTTGTCGTAGGAACCGTCTCCGGTTAAAATAAAGTTTTCCGGAACGCGATAAGCGCTACCATCTTTAAGCATATTCTTTTGTTGCTGCCGATTGTCTTTTATCTGCTCTAAATAACCGCCGGCGGTGAATTCGGAATAACTCGGTAGTGGATAAAGCCCGTAATCGATGAAAAATTCAGCACCGCTATAAAGCGCTATCTTCGCCAAAATTGCTTTCCGCTGTTGCTCAATTCGTTCTATCGCCGCTTTTTCTTCCGCAAGTCGCGCATATTTCGCTTCAATTTCTTCCGAATGCTGTTTAATTTCTTGTAAACGTTGCGTTTCATGATTAATAGCAGATAGCTCATCACGCGCATCTTTCTCTTCTTGCCTTGCTTCTTTTATTTTCTGGTGTAGCGATGATAGATATTGGTTTAAGTGGTCTTCTTGCTCTTCTAATGCTTCGATATCTTCCGTGAGTTTTTTATAAACTCTGCTTTTTTTGAAAATAAAAAAACCGATTTTCGGCGCCGAAATAATAAAAAGCACAAGAAAAGCGAAAACAATAAAGGCGAAAATTTCGGGCACTATTTAATCCTCATTTTTCAATAATGCTTGTTTTATTTTATTTCGTTGTGCGCATCGCCGCGCCAGCGCTGCCTTGCCACGTTCCACCCACTCTTTAAACAGCGCTTTATCTTTTTTGGTCACCACAATCACAACATCACCTGATAAGTAAAAACGCGCCCGATAATTTCAATATTTTCAGGGCGCACGAGCTCGTCTTTATATTCTTCTTGGTTGAAACTACTGATTCTAATCATGCCGTTGGGCGCGTGATATAAGCGTTTGACGCGGAATAAATCATCTTGCCGGATTGCGTAAATATCGCCTTCTTTAAGCACGGTATCGGCTTTATTGATGCCAAGCGTCGAGCCTTTGGGGATAACGGGCTCCATGCTGTTGCCGGTGAGCGTAACGCAAAATGCTTGGTCAAGCGGAACGCCGTAACGGTGTAACGTTGATTTCGCAAACGGCAGGCGGAAACCGTTGTAATCTTGCATTTCGCAGCAACCTGTGCCGCCTTGAAATTCAACATCTTTGAAAAACGGCAAATAAGCATATTCATCTTCAGGCAACGGGTCGTTACTACTCCAAAGCCGGAATTTGCCCATTGTGCCGATATCACTTTCAATAGCTTGTTTCTTTAATTCTTTTTCGAAATCTTTATATTCCAAATCAATACTTGAAACGCCTAACGCGTTAGCCAAATCTTGCAAAAAACGTGGTCGCAGCGTCAAACCTGCTTCAATTTTTTGAATCGCAGCTTGTGATTTGCCAATTTTTTCGGCGAGTTGGTCTTGTGACAGATTATTCAATTCGCGCAATATTTTTACGTTGCTAGCTAGACTGACTTCAGATTTATTATTTGTGCGTCTTTGTACGCCGTCGATGATGTAGCCCATATCGATACCAAATTCTCTTTCAGCTTTTAACACGCCAGATTTTGATACGCCGCGCGTCCCCCAATTGGTAACAACTTGTGGCGTGGTATCTAGCGCTTTTGCTAATTCGCTTGGAGATAGTTGTGTCGCTCTTAATAAGCGCTCCAGCGATGGGTGTAGCGTCTTCATTTCACTCCTCATTTTGTTGCTCACATTAATCAATTTCAGTCTTATTTTACACAAAAAGTGGACAATGTGTTACACGGCTCGCGTATTTTGTTTGTGTATCATACACATTTGTTTTATAATAAATTACACATTTATGGGAGATTGGTATGACTGACAGTGAATTAATAACGAAATTGGGCGGCGCAACCGCATTAGCACGCAAATTAGGCACGACGCCGCAGGCAGTGTGTAACTGGAGAACGCGGGGCATACCCGCAAGAATAAAACTGGAATATCAAGAGCTCTTTGAGAAGGCAGCAAAAAACGAAAAGAGCAAATAATTCGGGATAAAAAAAAGCCCAGTTGAAAAACTGGGCTCTACAAAACACCAAAAGGTCAAACAAAATAAATAGGTATTTATTATGGCACATGTTGAAACAAAAAAGCAAGCACGCGTTACGCAAAAGCGATTAATTGCAGCGCATCTCAAAAAGCACGGCTCAATTTCGTCGTGGGAAGCAATTGAGCTTTATCACTGCACGCGTCTTGGCGCGTACATTTACGAGCTTCGAGAAAGCGGCTGGGATATTTCAACACTGCGAAAAACATTTACGAGCAGCGTTACTGGCAACAGCGGCGTATATGCGCTTTATCTTTTAAACGAATCAAACGAATTGGGGGAATAAATGAGTCTGAAATATATGGTTGATGCGCTCGCCATTAAGGTTGGTAACCCATTGCGCAAATTAGTGTTAGTCAAGCTCGCTGACAACGCAAACGATGACGGCGAATGCTGGCCATCATATCAAAAAATCGCAGATACATGCGAAATCAGTCGTCGCTCTGCGATAAATCACATTAAATGGCTGGAAGAGCACGGCTTTTTAATATCGTGCGCTAGAAAAGATGCTGACGGCATGAATCGTACAAATATTTACAAACTCACCATCGCGGAAGGCAAAAATGCTGACAAAAACGATGGTGGAAACGATGGTGGAAACGATGGTGGTCAAGATTCACTGCATAGCGAACAGGATTCATTGTGTAGTGAATCTATCGCATCGGGTAGTGAATCTATCGCATCGGGTAGTGAATCTAATGACGCGAAGGTGGTGCAGCAGCTGCACCCAGAACCAGTCAATAAGAACCTATCAAAGAACCAGTCAAGGAACCATGAGTCGCGCGCGAACGCGCGCATGCGCGAAGCCCAAAACTTCGACCCAATTTCTGCTTTGAAAGCCGAGGGTGTGAGCGAGGAAAAAATCCGTGATTGGTTAGCTATTCGTGAGACTAAAGGCGCCAAAGGCTTAACAGCCCGCAGTTATCAAGCAATCATGAGCGAAATCGAAAAAGCAGGTTTGTCGGCGATTGAATTCGTTGATTTGGCGCTGTTCAAAGGCTGGCGCGGTTTCGGCGCCAATTGGAATTGGCAGGCATCGTTTGAGGAAATGAAGCGGCAACAGCGCGGCGATGCGCAAACGCAGCGCAGTGATTGGCAATCGCAATTCCCGTCAATAATAGAACTCCATAAAGGCGGCACGCCGGACGAGCTAATTCCTTGGATTAAAAGGTGAAAACATGGAAACAGCACAAGATATTGTTGCGCGTATTATCGAAGAGCTAGATAGCGTAGACGAAATTGATTGCCCGAAGCACGGCAAACAAAAAAGCAGTAACGGGCAATGCTGGGCGTGTATTCGCGAAAGTATCGAGAAAGAAAAAGCAGAGGCAGCAAAACAAGCAGCATTGACGGCAAGAGCAGCGCTGTTGAGCAAAAGCGGTATCCCGCGGCGGTTTATGCATGCTAGTTTCGATAATTACTGCGTTGATAAAACGATTAAGCAACAGCAGCGCGCTTACGCCATTGCACGCCATTATGCTGAAAATTACGATGACAGCATGGATATCGGTCGCAGTATCATCATGACCGGCGCCGTTGGCACGGGGAAAACGCATTTAGCAGTCGCAATCGCACAAAGCGCCTTGGCACGCGGTAAAAGCGTTTGTTTTACAAGCGTACAAAAGTTGATTAGAAGCATTACAGATACGTACAGCAGAGACGCAGAGCAGCGCGAAAAAGACGTTTTTTCAGCTTATCGCGCAGTTTATTTGCTTATTTTGGACGAAGCAGGTTTGCAGCGTGGCACAGAAAACGAACGCAATATCATAACTGAAGTGATAAGCGACAGGTACAACGACCAAAAGCCGACAATTATCACAAGCAATTTACCGCTTGAGCGCTTAAAAGATTACTTAACAGAACGCGCTGTTGACCGGCTTTTACACGGTGGCGTATTGCTTGAGATGACGTGGGACAGTTACCGCCGGCGGGGGGATTTATGATGGCACTTGACAACGGGAAACGGGTTAGTAATACTGGAGTCCTCTCAAAAACCAACAGCGGACTTCCGCACCCGTCAAACGCGGTTTTTTTATGCCTATTTCTAGGAAAGCCTAATAATGGCGGGACGATAGCGAAGGAATATAACACCTTCGGGGAATACTTTGCAGCGGAAACTGTTGGTTCCGAGAGTGAGTCCCGCCGCCCTCAAAAAAAGCGGCTCCTCATAATCCAACAGGAGACTGCACATGTCTAATCTTCAGGCTGAGCCTTTATCTATTCTCAATAAAGCAATTAATGTTTTTGAGAACCTCTATTCTTTAAACGATTTACACAAAGCCAGCGGTGGCGCAAACAAAGACCGCCCAACCTTCTTTTTACAAAATAAAGAAACACAAGCGTTAATCGCTGAAATTGAAAGAGAAAATTATAATGCTTGTAATCCAACATTTAAAAATGAAAGCGGAAATCATAATGTTGGTGTTCCAACATTTAAAGCGGGTGAATTTAGCGAAAATATGACGCAAGTCATTGATTTTCCCGTGAGCCTCAAGTTGAGGCTCTCGAAGAAAAACTTTGCGTTCTTGACTTTTCAACGCACGCTCAGCGATAATCGAGTTGCCGCAGCAATATCTGCGGTCGAGATTAGCCTCTCGTTGATACGAAAGCGTGTGCAGCGCTTCTACCGCGCTATTTTTATGCCTCAAATTTGTTATGGCGGCATACGTAGGAGAACCGCAAGGTTCGCCGTTTCTTTCGTAGCGGCAAGGCTAATCCTGCGTATGCTGTCGCCCTCTTATTTAGCCTTAACGGCGGCAGTCAATCCAAAATTACGAAAGGAGACTGCAAATGTCTAATCTTCAGGCTGAGCCTTTATCTTTTAATCACGTTATTTTCAAACCTGTCGAACTAAACGATGACCAGATTTGGTTAACCGCAACGCAATTAGCGCAAGCTTTGGGGTATAAGCGGGTGAATGCCGTAACTCAGGTTTATCACCGCAACGCGGATGAATTTAGCGAAAATATGACGCAAGTCATTGATTTTCTCGAGAACGTCAAATTGACGTTCTCGGATAAAACTAAAAAAAACTTCGAGACCGTCAACTTGACCGCCACGGACAAAGCAGAATATTTAACAAACAAAACCCGTATTTTTTCGCTGCGCGGTTGTCATCTTGTCGCGCTTTTTAGCCGAACTAAAAATGCTAAAGATTTTCGCAAATGGGTTTTAGATATTCTAGACCGAGAAATAAAAACGAACGCTTCTATTACTATCAATACTGAGCAACAGCGCATTATTCAAGAGGCGGTGAACGCTAAAGCGCAGCGCGACGGCGTCAGTCATCACAGCATCTATCATGATTTAAAAACGCGTTACCGCATTCCGCGTTATAACGAATTACCGGCGGAACTATTCCAAGATTGTTTAGCGTGGCTCGGTGGTTATCACATCGAATATAAAAACAGCAATTTTGAATATCGGAAAGAACGTGCGTTTGCTGTTGGGATCATGGAGCACGTTGCTCTTGCTTTCGAAGAGCAAGACGAAGAGTTGCATGACTTGTGGACTAAAACCACATGTTTATGCCTTGCCTTGCGGCAAATTGAGAAGCAAGCGGAAGAATTGCGGCGCGGCTTGCAAAAAACAATTCAAGGAAACTGCGCCGAAGCTCATGTCGGTTTGCGTGCAGCGCAATCGTATTTGAAGTTCCCGACAGAGGTAATCAATGAAGGGCGTGAAGCCGCGCGTTCGTGTCTTCGCCGCAAAAAAATGGAAGGTGAAAAATGAGCGTCGTCATGCTAAAGGCGTGGTACCGCGCATTATTCATGCAATTATTAGCGCTGCAAGGCATTGAGATTGCGCAATATGCAATACAGCGGCTCGAATATATGATTGCGCGCGAGCCGTATTACGTGCAAACCGCTTATTACCAAGCCGTTTGTGCTATCGCTACTACAATGAAACAAATAAAAAATGCGGATAAGCTAAATATTTGTATCGGTATTTATGAGATTGGCGTCGATAAAGTTAAGGTGCTGCTGCGCTACGGCGTGCTTCATGCTTTTGTTGCACGCGACAATGATTTTTGTCGTTCAGCAAAATACGAGCAGCTGTTATTGGGGCGAACGCGACGCACAAAAAAACAAGTTGATATGGGGTTGGTCGTCCAACCCCTGCCGGCTGGCTGGCGCGTGAGGTGGTAACGATGAGCGTACATACTTTTAAAGCGTTGTTGCCGATGCCGCCGAGCGTCAATCATTATTACCGCCGGCGCGGTAGTCATGTTTATTTAAGCGATGAGGCGCGCGTTTTCCGCCGCGACGTGATTTTGAAAACGATTGGCAAAATTCCGAATAAAAATAAGCGGTGGTTCGGCAAAGAGCAGCGCTTAGCGATGACGGTCACTTTATATCCGACAAACCGCCGTTCGTTTGATATCGATAATCGTTTAAAAGCATTGCTAGACGTGTTGCAAGAAATCGGCGTTTATCACAACGATAACCAAATTGATGATTTGCGCGTGGTGCGCGGTGCGGTGGTTAAACGTGAGCTTGGATTTTGTGTCGTCGAGGTGAAGCCATGTTGATTGAAGAGCTTTTGGTGGCGTGGGGGAAATGGAGTCGAAAAGATGTTTTGCCGGCGCGCCCTCGGTGTTTTATCGCCGCGTTTTGCCGCGGCTCGGTACGCGATGCTGATGATCCGGTTGAATTAGATGATGAAGCATGTGAGCAAATTAATGAAGGGCTTATGGTATTACGCGGCAATCATCAGCGCATTCATGACGTGCTGATAAGCCGTTATCTTTATAACGAATATAACGATAAAGCCGTGGCGAAAAGGCACGGGATATCAGAAAGCACGGTGAAAGATTACCGCCGGCGGGGGCATTTATTTTTAGAAGGTTGGTTATGCAGCTGTTCGCAGCGGAGTGAATAATGTTATACCCGAGTAAGCACGACCACCCAGATAGAACCGTATTTTATGCGAGCTTTATCATGCTGCGCGCATTAAAAAATGAGGGCGCTATTTCTTATAACGATTTATTCCGGTTTGTCCGAAAAGAAATTAAAAACGGGCATTATTTGTTTTTCAATGCATTACATTTCTTATTTTTGATGGGATTCGTTTCTTACCAAAAGCAAACCGGTTTACTGATATATCAGGTGAAAAAATGACGGAATTTGTTGAACGCTTAGTTGAAATTGGCTGTGAATTAACGCGGCTGCACAAAAAAGAATATGCGCTCAGAAAAAGCATTTCAGATATTGAACAAGCAATTAACGAAACAGAAAACGCAGTCTTGGATTCGATAGGAACGAGAGAATCTAACGGTATTAAATGCGACCCTGCCGAAATGAGCGCATTTTTTGAAAACCATAAACTCTTGACGTTTGAACGCGTTATTAAAAGCTATGAAGAGCTCATCGAGTTTTACAAAGAAACGAGCAAAGAACGCAACGATGCGCTCAAAGAGCAGCTCGCTGAAGATAAAGCAGAACTTGAGCAGATAAACGAGCGTTTGCAGCTCGTGAATAAAGAACGCGACGCGCTTTTGGCGCAGCTAAACGATGGTACATAAAGCTATTATTGCAAATTTTTAATTGAAAAGATAACTTAATTTGTGATATTATAATCAATGTAGAATTTACTCTCTACAAAATGTTTAAAACAGTCATAAACGAACAACTAACGGTACGAAACGCGAGAGCGTAATTTGACCGTTGGTTATGATTGTTTTAAACATAAAAAACTCCTTGCCATACGGCATGAGGCGTACAAAAGGACTACCCGCCCTTTTGTACTGATTTTTGGGGTCATTTACTGACTGTTGGTAGCAATCAGTAAATTGTTCTATGGAAATACTGTCCGTATTCCTAAAGCGGTTACTTTTGTGACCGCTTTTTTATTTTCTGTTTTTCATTTCAAGCTTATTTCTCCTTTACTTTGAATTTGACCGTTAAACGGCGTTTTAAGCGTTCGGTTACGTCAAAAACTTGCAAAAATGCCAATTCGCGCAATTCCGCAAGTTTTAAGTGGTGAAATTTGAAATATTTTAATAATCAGCTTGACGCTTATTTAATCTTCAATACCAAGACGCTTCCGTGTTTTTGCTTTTAATTCGTCACAATAATCTGCCCACGCCTGCATCATTTCGCGGCGCTGCGTCAAATATTCAGCGTGATTATACGCTGATGAAACACTGCTTCGCTGCCAATGCGCTAATTGGAAATCAACAATATGACTATCCCAGCCTAATTCGTTTAATAACGTTGCTGCTGTACCGCGGAAGCCGTGCCCGACCATTTCGTCGTGTCCAAAGCCCAAAGTGCGCAATGCGGAGCCAATCGTATTTACACTAATCGGTTGCCGTGGATTGCGCACGCCGCAAAATACTAAATCACTACAACGTAACTGTTCGGCTTGGCGTAATATTGCGATGGCTTGCGTTGAAAGCGGCACCAAATGGGCGCGTCTCATCTTGATTTTTTCGGCGGGAATGCACCACAGCGCGCGCTCAAAATCGACTTCTTGCCAAACCATTCGCCGCAATTCAATTTGTCGGCAAAAAACCAGCGGCAGAAATTTCAGTGCCAAATAAACTTGCCAGCGTCCATTGAAATAATCGATTGCGTGCAATAACTCTCCAAAACGGGCGGGGTTCGTGATACGCGGATAATTTTGTGCTGGTTTCTTTTTTACTGTTCCCCGTATTTCCAGAATCGGGTTGGCAATTTTCAACCCAGTTTTTAAGCGCACCGTTTTGTAAAGTTCGCCGGCGAGGTCTTGCACGCGGATTGCCGTGTAATTTTTACCGCCATTATCTAACCAATTAATCAAAGCCCGCCATTCGTCTTCACTGACTTCCGCTAAAGCACGCGCGCCAAACCGCGATAACACATGATTGCTTAAGCGACTGCGGCAGCTTTCCAAGTAACTTGCGCTACAATATTTTGCTTTCTCAGATAGCAACAATTCTACCGCTTCGGCAACCGTGACGCCGTCTTGTTTTTTATGACGTTCGACATGTTGCGCATGTGGGTCAACGCCGCGCTCAATTTGCTCACGGTACAGCAAAACGATTTGACGCGCTTCTGATAATGAAACCGCGGGATATTTGCCCAGCGCTAATTCACGCCGCTTGCCTGCTAAGACGTAACGCATACGCCACAAAATACTACCGTTTGGCATCACCACGGCAAACAAACCATGGCTATCGGCGATTTTGTACTTCTTTTCTGTCGGTTTTAACTTTCTTAATTTTGCATCAGATAACATGTTGGGGCTCAAAAATAATTTAATAGGTGAACCCCTATATTAAACCCCTACATTGTGCGCGGATTCAAGCGGTAGCTAACGAACACTAATGAACAAACATTACCAAAAAAACTCTTATAAAAAAACAGGTTGCGACACTTAATGAACACAAACGGTTGTGATATTGATGCCCACATCATGCACACGGGTAAACTCACTTGTCAGCAACGCGCGAACCTTAATCTTAACGATAAATCGCGCGCTTTTAAACGGCATTTCAAATCACTTCAGGCTTTGTGGCAAATCATCGCGCACCCCGCGCGT